CTAGAGCCTGCGTTCTTGCGCTTTGAGCGCCCGGACCTTCTGCCTCACATGGGCGGTGTAGTGCGCAACCATCGCCATGGACTGGCCGGTGACAGATGCGATTTCCTCATCTGTCAGCCCCAAGGAGCAGAGTTCCGAGGCCGCAGTGTAGCGCAGGGCATGAATGTCGTAGGCTTCCGCGCCGATCTTCTCCCTGACCTTCCTGACCGCCTGTGCGGCGCCTCTGTACGACCACGGGCCAGTTGCCCGCTCGTTGGTCAGAATGAAGACGCTGCGGCGGTCGGCCGCTTCAAGAGTGACCCGCAGCGTCTTTGTAAGCGGCACCCACAGGGTTTTGCCTGTCTTGTTCTGCCGGACGTCTATTCCGCCGTTCTCAAGGTCACCCCAGCGCATTTTCAGGACATCTCCGATCCGCTGCCCGGTTCCGAGGCAGAGCTCGAAGACAAGTAGCGCGCGCCCTTCCGCAGCGTCTCGATACGCCTTGACCAGATCGGCGGGCCACGGTCGACGATCTATCGTCTCGCCTTTCACCTGCTTGATGCCCTTGGCCGGGTTCTCGGACACCATGCCAATGTCGATGGCATGCTCCATCAGGATACGGGACACCTGAACCACGTAGTTTGCGAAACGGGCCGCGTCAGCGTTGGCATCGCGCAAGGCAATGAAATGCTTGCGCTGCGCCTTGACCGGATCGAGAGCACCCCATTTCGCCTCGATCACGGAGAGCACGCGCTCGTAATCCTTGCGGGTTCGGGGCGCCAGAGAGGTGAAGCGCTCGGATCGGCGGTAACTGTCGATCAGCCCGTTGAAGGTACGCTTGGACGGTGCGCGGACAGGCCCCTTTAGCCGAAGCGCATATTCCGCCCAGAACGCCGGGGTCAGTTCCTGGTTCTCCATCCGGACGGTCGGCTCGCCCCGGCGCTGCCAGTAGATCGCAGTTCCCTTGCGATAGACATGCTTCGGCAGGTCGCGCTTCATCGCCTCAGATCCATTGCTTCGAATTCGTCGATCTCATCCTGGTCTCGAAAAAGGATCAGTTCGACCTCCCGGCCTCTGACAATGACACGCTGCACCGTTTTTCCGCACGCCTCAACGGCGGAGATGAGGCGCCGCACGCGATCATCGGTACGGAGTTGCTTGCTCATGGCGCGTCCCTGCCCTCCTCCATCCAGTCTTTCTCCGGCGCCATGCCCATGGCCACCGCCATCCCATCCCATGTCCTGCCGTCGATCAGGCGACCAGCGGCACGCTTGCCGACGCGGCGAACGCCGACAGCGGGGAGTTTCTGCACGTAAGGCCAGAACACCCATTCGCCGTCCTGCCAGAAGCGCGCCTCCTGATCGCCACGATGCGAGCCGCCGTCGAAGCACCCGTCCATAGGGTAAGCTGCCAACGGCTCGCCATCATCGTCGCCCAAAAGAACGCAGGGCGACCATTCCCCCCACTGCTTGAAGAAGAAGGCCACGCCCGCCGCCTGGCACTGGTCGCGCAGGCCGCGCACCCAATCCGGGTGCATCGGGCGCGCGCGCGGGCCGCTCTCGCCGCCGACGATCACCCAATCGAGCGCGGGAATTGTGCCGCTGGCAGATCCGCCGCCGCGCGCTGCGCCGAAATCGCAACCCCACCGCTTCTGGTGGAGGTGAGGCTTCAGATCCACCGGCCCCAGCAGCGGCTCGGCCGAGACGAACCGGGCAGCGGCTGGTGTCGCGAGCAGGTGCGGGATTCGCGCGTCGGCGGTGGCCTGGTCCTCGATGCTGGTGCCGAGCCAGACGTTGGGCCAGCCATCGCCCCATTCGGGAAGGTCACCGTATTCCTCGGGGTGCAGATACCGCGCAATGTTCTGCGGGCGCTTGGTCAACAGAAGCCAGTCCAAGTTCGGCGTGCGGTGGATCAGGTGCCATAGATCACCGCGCCACCCGCTGGTGATGGAGCGATCATTGTCGAACACATCGGCCAGAGAGGCGCAGAACACCTGATGCCGAACGCCCGACTTGGCTGCGGCCTTGTCCCATGCCAGCGGCTTCCGCCAGTTCGCAGAGCTGGTGCGGCGCCGCACATGCGGTCCCCACGAATTGCCCCAGCGTGCATCCCATGCGGCGGCATAGCAATTGTCGCAAGCCGGGCTGATCTTGGTGCAGCCGATCCACGGGTTGAACGTGTGCTTGCACCACTCGATCTTGCTGTTCTCCGCCATCAATCCTCTCCCCAATAGTCCATGTCGCCCTCGGCGCATGCTTCCGGCCCATCGGCGCGGTAATGAGCATCGGCCCAATAGGACGGCGCGACCTTCCGGGCGTAGGCTTCGACCGGCTCGCCATCATCGAAGTGGGTGAAACCGCATTGCGCCAAGCAGTGGCCGACAAAGCGTTCGACGAACGCCTCTTCGGTGATCTCAGTTGTGGCCCCGCCTTCCAGCGCTTCTACGCGGGCCTGCAGCTCGGCAATCTCGGCGGTCAGGCCCGCCAGTTCGTCGCAATTGTGCCGGGCGAGGCTCTCGATCTCCTCGATCCGGTCGAGGGTGGTCGGGGGCATCAGAGGGGCTCCTTCATGGTCTGGGGATCGCACCGGGTCATCCGGCATGGCGCTGTGCCTCGGGGCACGGGGACGCGGCCAGGTGGGGGCAATTGGCGGCGATGATCGCGGCGGCGACGGGTGGGCAGACCGAGTTGCCGCACATGCGGGTCTGTTCGGTCTTGGTGAAGGCGCGGCCGTCCGGGGCGGTGTCGATCCGGTAGCTCTCGGGGAAGCCCTGGGCGCGGAACATCTCGCGCGGGGTCAGCATGCGCATGCCGATATCGGCAATGGCATAGGTCGCGCCGTCGATCTCGACCGTCACCAGCCCGAAGGTATCGCGGGTCGAGAGCGTGTGCAGCGGCGTGCCCGCGGCCTGGCCGGTGCCCGCGCCGTAGTATTTCTGCAGGAAGGCCGCGACCAGCGCGCCATGGCCGCCCCCGGCGCAGAGCGTCGGCACGGGCGCATCGAGGGGCTGATCCCGCCGCGTGGTGCCGTGCAGGCTCATCAGATGCGCGGCCACGATCTGCTGCTGCGTGCCGCGGGTGGTGAGGGTGGAGAGCGGCGCCCCGGCCGGGCGGCCGGCATGGCGCTGCATCCGCGCCCCGGCATTGTGCTGGGCGAGGAAGGCCGCGACGAGGGCATGCTTGGCGCCGCCCGCGACCACGGTGCCGAGCGGGCGGTCGAGCCCGGGCACGCGGGGCGCCTGGCCCGGCCGCTCGCCATAGCCGGTCTGGATCAGGGTCGGCAGGATCAGGGCGTTCTGGTCCTTCGCGCTGGCGGTGACGGTGTGCAGCGGATCGAAGCCCGAGCGCACCGCGCCGCCCTGCTGGGCATAGGTCACGAGGAACGGCTCCTGCGCCTCGATCACGTAGCGCATCACGCCGCGGGCGATGCGGCGCAGGGTCGGCTCTTTCAAGGGGCGCACCGCGCGCAGCCCGTGCCGGGCCGTGATCTCGGCCGAGCTGTCGAAGATCGACGGGCATGGCAGCGACCAGTCGACGATATCGGCGGCACTGCGCCAGGGCGCGCGGCGGCCCGCCAGCACCTCGGGACTGTCCGGGGCGCCGTGGGTCGGCGCGGGCCAGGCGATGGGGCGGCCGTCGCGGCGGGCGATCAGGAAAAGCCGCTTGCGGATCGTGGGCGCGCCATAGTCGCAGGCGCGCAGCTCGCGCCACTCGACGCGATAGCCGAGGCGGCGCAGCTCGCCGACCCAATGGCGGAAGGTCTGGCCGCGGCGCTCGGGACAGGGGCGGTTGGCCTCGGTCAGCGGGCCCCAATCGCGGAACTCCTCGACATTTTCCAGCGCGATCACCTCGGGCCGGACCCGCCGCGCCCAGAGCACGACGACCCAGGCGAGGTCGCGGATGTTGCGGGCGACGGGCTTGCCGCCCTTGGCCTTGCTGTGGTGCTTGCAGTCGGGGCTGAACCAGGCGAGCCCGACACGGCGGCCGCGGCAGATCTCGGCCGGATCGACATGCCAGACATTGGAATTGAGGTGCCGCGTGGCCGGGTGGTTGGCCTCATGCAGGGCGAGCGCCGCGGCATCGTGGTTGATCGCGACATCGGGGCTGCGGCCGAGCGCCATCTCGATCCCGGTCGAGGCCCCGCCCCCGCCCGCGAAGCTGTCGACGATCATCGGGGTCGGGTCGAAGGGGGTCCGGGTCGCGGGCTCGACCGGAAAGAGGGCGCCATCGGGCATCGGCTGGGGGTCCTTGTATGTCATTCGAAGGGACAGAGGCGGATGGCCGCCTCCATCCAGTTGCGGGCGGCCTCGTCGCGGCCGGTGGCAGTCAGCCCGAAGAGCTGGATCTCGTAGAAGGCCGCCCGCCCGGGCAGCGCTGGGATTTCGAGCCCGTGGCGGCGAAGCGCGCCGCGGATGGCGGCGAGGCGGACCTCGGGAGCGGCGCCCTGCCATTCGGCGACGAAGGCGGACAGCGCGTCGGGTGGCGGAGCGATGGCGTCGATGAGGCTCATGCGGCACCGCCTGCCCGGGCCTGTTCGGCCAAGGCGCTGAGCGTGCTGGCGCGGCCCTGCAACCGCTCGGCCCGGGCGAAGGCGGCGCGGGCGAGCAGCGGCTTGCCGTCGCGCGCGCTCGATTTGGCGGCGACGCGGGCGGTGTTGGCCTCAGTCTGGGCCTGGGCGGCTTCGGTCGCGAGGCGGTCGGCGATCTGCGGGGCAATGGCGAGGATCGCGGCCATCAGAGGCTGGCCTCCGCGATCCGAGCCAGCGTGACGCCGCCCCAGGCCGAGCCAACGAAGAGCGCGCCGATCAGGGCGCCCAGCAGCGCGTCGCGCCAGGTGCCGAAGCCGTATGTTGCGGGAAGGTCGGGGATTTTGGGCATGCGGGGCATGAGGTCCTCCGGGTCTGGGCATGGGATGAGGGCCGACGCGCGGCCCGCACCGATGCTCAGAGACCGGCGTTCTCGCTGTCGTCGCCCTCGGCCTCGCCCGGATCGGCGGGCTCGGGATCGGCGGCCTCGACCTCCTTCGGGTCGGTGCCGGTTGGGGGCGCGGTAGTAGATGCAGCCCGGCGCGTGGGTGCGCTGGAAGGCGTTGGTGCCCGCGATGGCGGCAAAGCAGCCCGCGCCGTCGGCCGAGGGCTGGCGGATCGCCGACAGATCCTCGGTGGCGTTGATGGCGGCGAGCGCGGGCGCGGCCAGCAGGGCAAGCGCGGTGGCGGTGGTCAGGATGGTCTTCATGGATTTGTCCCTTGCTGTAGTCGGCAAGGAGAATTTACATATTGTAAATTTTATCGTCAACGCGGAAATTTACATAGCGTGAAAATATGGCGCCGAGCACTGTCCTCACCCCATCAGCGTCAGGCTGGCGGCATGCATGCCACCACGCGAGGCGAGGATTTTTGTTACTACACCATTGCGCCTCATATTTTACTGTAGTAACGATAATTCATGCGTATCGAGTTCGACCTGTCAAAGCGCAATAGCACCCTTGAGGCCAGAGGATTGGACATAGCTGCGGCGGCGGAGGTGTTCGAGGGCCCGCACATGACAGTCGAAGATGACCGCGCCGACTATGGCGAAACCCGGCTCATCACTATTGGGTTTATGTCAAGGAGAATGGTCGTTCTGGTCTGGACCGAACGCGGCGACGCACGCCGCATCATCAGCATAAGGAAAGCCAATGACCGAGAGCAAAAAGCATACGGCCCCCGATTTGAGTGACGACGCCCCCGATCTGTCCGCCCCGGAATGGCAGGAGAAATTTGCGGCCGCCAAGGTTCAGCGGGGCCGCCCAAAGGCCGAAAAGACAAAGGTCAGCACCACGATCCGCCTGAGCCCTGAGGTCATCGAGTACTTCAAGGCGGACGGCCCTGGCTGGCAGAGCCGGATTGATGAAGCGTTGCGGAAGGTGGCTGGCCTGTAACGGCCTTATCCTGTTGGCGTCGAGGTCAAATCCGCCGCGCCAGCTCTGCAGGCCAATGCAGCTTGATCGGTGCCGCCCATTTCAGTCGGACCCCATACATCACCGGCGTCTGGTCGTTGAAGCTGTGCAGGTCGAACAGCCCGGGCTCGCGGCCCTGGCGGACGACCTTCACCCAGCCCAAGCCCTCTTCGCACTCGCATACGCACCGCCTACCAACGGCCTCGCTGGGCACGCTTCCATCTGACCAGCGGGTGTAGAAAAGCAGATCCCCGGCGGAATAGACCGGCTCCATGCTGTCGCCTTCGATCTCGACGGCAACAATGTTGTGCGGCGACAGACCCGGCGGGCATTCGACCTGCGGACCGCCGCCCTTCGCGTAGGCGTCGAAGACCGGCACCCGCGCACCCGCGCCGACCTTGCCAGCTATGGCGATGGTGGTCGCGTCTTCTTCGAAAAGCTGGCTCGGCAGGACGCGAAAGATGTTCGCGGCGCTTTCAATGTAGTCCGCGTTCATCCTCCGCTTGCCCTTTTCGAGCCCGTTATAGAGCGAGACCGAGATGCCCATCATCTCAGCCATCTGCTCTTGAGTGAGCCCGCGGGCATGCCGCAGTTCTTTCAGCCTGAACCTCATCCCGAGCAGATTGCACTGCGGCACCGTAGAGGCCAGTGACACTATGTGAAAATTGGCTTCCATCCGTCTTTCACATAGTGTAAAAGTTTCGCATGAACATCACAGCACTGATCGAAAAGTCCGGGCTCTCCCGCAAGCAGGTCTGCGAACGCTCCGGCGTTTCGCGCTCTATGCTGAGCCTGATCGAGTCCGGCAAGCGGCAAGTCAGCCCTGAGCGAGCGCAGAAGCTCGCTGCGGTCCTCGGGGTGACCGTCGAAGAACTGCGGCCCGACCTGGCCGCGCTGTTCTGTGGCTCCCATCCCGCCCCCACGCCGACCGGGGACGCCGCCTGATGCCGCGCCCCCGGTCTCCCCTTCCCCTTCAAATGCACGATCAAAATGGCCTTTTTCCATGCGCCCAAGGTGAGCGCGGGGCAGGCGAACAGCAATCGAAATAGACCCGAGGTTTTTCGGTATGGCTCGCAACAATCCCCACGACAGTATCCAGGATGCGGTCTACCGCGCCTACGAGGCGGCAGGCGGCCTGAAAGCGACTTCGGGCATCCTCAACCTTGCCATGTCCACATTGTCCTCGTTCAGCGAGCCGCCCGGCAGTGGGAAGCGCTCGGGCGGCCTCGGGATAAACTATGCCCATGCGCTTTCGGACGCTCGACCCGAGGCGGCGGCCGTCTTCGCGCGCCACTTCGCGGCGCTGGCTGGAGGCGTATTCCAGCTGATCCATACCGACCCGAAGATCACCAGCCTGCTTTCCCATTGCGGCATCGTCGCGAAGGAGTGTGGCGAGGCGCAGGCCGCGCTAATCCGGGCTGCCGAAAGTGCGAGCGCCAAGAACTACGAGACGGCCGAGAAGGAGTGCGAAGAGGCACGCAATGCCGTTGATGAAGTGATCGCCATCATCCGCAAGCAACGGGGGACCGCATGACCCCCGCCCAAAGCATTCGGGGCCTTCGCCCCGTCTCCGCAGCCCGGCCGGACGCCGGGCACCTCCCTGACGACTGGCCGGGCGACCTCTCCTCCCCCTCGGGCTGCCCGGCCCTTTTCGGGAAGGTGGCGGCATGAGCATCGCGATCCACCATGGTAATTGCCTGGCGCTGCTAGATGACGTGCCGCCAGAAAGTGTTGACGCGATCATCACCGACCCGCCCTACGGGCAGACGAGCCTCGAATGGGACCGATGGGTTGATGGCTGGCCAGAGGTCATGGCCCGTGTCCTGAAACCAACGGGGTCAATTTGGGTCTTCGGCACCCTGCGGATGTTCATGGACCGTCGAGACGAGTTCTCCGGCTGGAAGTTCGCGCAAGACATCGTGTGGGAAAAGCACAACGGCTCGAGCTTTCACTCAGACCGTTTCCGGCGCGTGCATGAGCAGGCGGCGCAGTTTTACCGAGGCGAGTGGGGCTCTGTCTGGAAGGGCAAGGTCGTCACGATGGATGCCGAGCGCCGGACGGTCACGCGAAAGAAGGGCCGTCCGGCCCACATGGGTATCATCGAAGGTGCGACATACACCAGTGAGGACGGCGGCCCGAGGATCATGCGCAGCGTGATCTATGCGCGGTCTCAGCATGGCCGCACGATCCACCCGACGCAGAAGCCCGAGGCCATCGTCGAGCCTCTCATCCTGAATGCGTGCCCGCCTGGCGGGGTCGTGCTCGATCCATTTGCAGGATCGGGCACAACGGGGGCCGTCGCCGCCCGTCTTGGCCGAAGGGCGATTCTCATTGAAGGTCGCAACGACTACGTCTCCGCGCTGCGCGCGCGATTTTCCGGTGACTTGCTCTTGGCCGGGGGCACGACATGACCGCGCCCAGATCCGAATTCGTGCAGATGGGGCTGGCCATCACGGCGGCGGCGATGTCGGCACGGCAGGGGGCGCTTGGCCTGCGCGCCCAGCTGACCCTTGCGCGGGCCGCCCTCAAGACCCCCGACGCAGATTTGCGCGCGGCGGTCAGTCGGTTTCTCGACGCCCACGACCGGAACCCGACCGAAGCAGGGGAAACCTTGCTGGCGGTGATCCACGGGCGCTGCGCCGACGTGCCGGTGCGCCATGCCTGGCAGGAACGGGCCGATCTCGATGGCTGAGGCACCTCTGACCCGGGCCGATCAGGTGCTGATCGCCGCCGCCGCGGCGCTGGCCGTGCCGCCGGTGATGGACAGCGATGTGACCGCGCGGCGGATGGCGATGGCGCTCGACGTGATCCCGCATATCGACCTCAACGGCCCGACCTACGGCCTCGCCTTCGAGATCGAGGCGATGGACCGCGCCCGCCGGACCGAGGATGGCTCGGCCTTTTCCGACAGCCATTGGCGACTGCGCATGGCCGTGGCCCGCTTCTTCGAGACCCGCGCGGCGCATGCCCATGAGCGCTGGCGCCACGAGACCGGCCGAGGCTAGCGGAATGACCCCGCGCGAAGACCCCCGACTGGCCGAGGCGCGCGCGCTGCCCATCGGCGAAGTGGCCGAGCGGCTCGGCATCGCCGGGTTGAAGCCGCCGCAGGCTATCGAGCGCGTCGGCCCCTGCCCCGTTTGCGGCGGCCGCGACCGCTTCGGGATCAACACCGCCCGCAACGTCTATAACTGCCGCCATTGCGGCGGCGGCGATGCCATCGCGCTGGTCGAGCTGGTCAAGGGCTGCGATTTCCGCGCCGCGCTCGACTGGCTGATGGGCGCGCGCGAGGTCGAGATCGACCCGGCCGAGCTGGCCCGGCGCAAGGCCGCCCGAGAGAAAGACGCCCGCGAGCGGAGCAAGCAGGCCGAGGCCGCCCGCCGGAACGCCATCGCCCAGGCCCGCGCCATCTGGCAGGCCTGCCGCCCGGCCGAGGACAGCCCGGTGCGCGACTATCTCGCCCGGCGCGGCATCACCAAGGCGCTGTTGCCCGCGCTGCCCGACTGTCTGCGGTTCCACCCCGATCTGCCCTACATGGTGCCCGCCGCGGGCAACCGGGGCAGCTGGCGCGAGATCCATCGCGGCCCGGCCATGGTCGCCCTGGTGCAGGCGCCGGGCGGCCGGGGCAGCGGCATTCACCGCACCTGGCTCGATCTCGGCCAGCCCAAGGGCAAGGCGGTGATCACCCATGACGGCGAGACCCTCGCCGCCAAGAAGACGCTGGGCTCGGTCAAGGGCGGCGCGATCCGGCTGGCGCGCTCGCAAGGTACCCGGGCGATGGTGGTCGGCGAAGGGATCGAGACCACGCTGACCGCGCTGGTCGCGGGCGGGCTGCCGGGGGCCGCCTATTGGGCCGGGATCTCGCTTGGCAACATGGCGGGCCGCCGGATCACCCGCGGCAAGGGCATGCGCTATGCCGGCATGCCCGATCTCGACGATCTTCAGGCCTGGCTGCCGCCCGCGGGCGTCGAGCATCTGGTCTTCATCCAGGACGGCGATTCCGACCCGCGCAGCACCCGCGCGCAGCTCCTTTCGGGGCTGCGCCGGGCGCGCGCCCGGGTGCCGTCCGTCCAGCGGATCTCCATCGTCCATGCGGGCGAGGGCCGCGATCTGAACGACGTGCTGATGGGGGACGACACATGACAGACGATCCGCTCGACCGGGTCCGCGGCGCCTTCGCCGCGGCCGACGATGTCGACATGGGCGACATGCCCGAGCCGGACGCCCCCGAGGCCCCCGAGACCGAGGACCGGGGCGGCGCGGAACCCCCGCACCCCCCTGAGGGTGGCACTCCCGACGATCCTCTCGGGCCGGTCCGGGCTGCGGCCGAACAGCCGCTGAACGACTATGGCAACGGCCAGCGCTTCTGCATCCATTTCGGCGAGGATCTGACCTTCGTGCCCCGGGTCGGCTGGTTCGTCTGGACCGGCACCCATTGGGAAAAGGACCCCGACGAGCTGGCCGTGCGGCGCAAGGCCCAGCGGATCTGGGCGCTGATCGAGCAGGAGGTCGAGTTCCTGGAACCGACCAAGGCCGAAAAGAAGGTGATCGCCGAGGAGCGCCGCCTGCGCGAGCGCGCGAATGCCCTGGAGAACCTCCCCGAGGCCGAGCGCGCCGAGGATCACGACGACGAACTCGGCACCATCCGCGCCCGACTGAAATCCATCGAGGCGATCCTGAAGGACCGCAAATCGCTGATCGGCCGCCGCCTGACCCATGCCAAGAACGCCGGGAACAGCGGCCCCATCGGCAACATGATCGACCAGGCCCAGCCCGCGCTCGCCCGCGCCTATGAGGATCTCGACGCCGATCCGCTGACCATCAACACCCTCTCGGGCACGCTCCGTTTCTCGGCCATCGGGGCCGAGGGCATGTCGCCCGTGGCCGAGATGCGCGTCCAGTCCGACCACCTGCGCGAGGACCTGCTGTCGAAGATCATGCCGGTCGCCTATGACCGCGCCGCGAAAGCCCCCCGCTGGGACGCCTTCCTCGAGGAGATCCTGCCCGACGCCACCGTGCGCGAGTTCGTCCAGCGCTGGATGGGCCTCTCGATGACCGGGATCAAGATGCAGCGGCTCGCCTTCTTCTATGGCGGCGGCGCCAACGGCAAATCGGTGCTGGTCGACACCATCGCCCGGGTGCTGGGCCCCTATGCCGCCACCGCCCGGATCGAGTCGCTGACCGGCACCAACCGGCGCGGCGGGGGCGATGCCACGCCCGACCTGATCCCGCTGATGGGCGCGCGCTTCGTGCGCACCTCGGAACCCGACGAGGGCCAGCGCCTGCAGGAAGGCCTGATCAAGGAACTGACCGGCGGCGAGCCCCTGATGATCCGGGCGCTGCACAGCGATTTCCTGGAATTCTCGCCGTATTTCAAGCTGACCATGAGCGGCAACCACAAGCCCGAGATCCGCGGCACCGACGACGGGATCTGGCGCCGGGTGCTGCTGGTGCCGTTCGACGTGCAGATCCCCGAGGACCGCCGCGACCCGGACCTGGCCAACAAGCTCTGGGAGGAGGCGCCGGGCATCCTGAACTGGCTGATCGGCGGGCTGACCGATTTCCTCGAAGGCGGCCTCCGCCCGCCCGACCGGGTGCTGGAGGCCACGGCCGAATACCGCGAGGAAAGCGACCCGGTGGGCGCCTTCCTCACCGACTGCGCCATCGTCACCGGCGCCGAGGATGATTTCATCCATTCCCGCGACCTGATCGAGGCCTTCAACTTCTGGCTGGAGGATCGCGGCGAGACCCGATGGGGCGGGCGGACGGTCTCGAACCGGCTCAAGCAGAAGGCCAGCCGCTGGCGCCATCCCCAGACCGGCAAGAGCTTCATCCCCGGCAAGCGCGGGGCAACGGGCTATCGCGGCATTCGCCTCACCGACGAGTTCAGGGCGCGGATGGCCGAACGCCTCTCGAATGGCGCAGGCGCCCCCGTCGACGAGCCGTTCTGATGGACCGGTCCGCCCTCCTGCAAGCCGCTCGCCAGGCCGTCGTCGTGGATCGGGCCGCGACCCACGGCCGCCTCACGGACACGTTCGGCGCCATCGCACGGCTCTGGTCGGCGCGGCTGGGGGTGGAGATCACGCCCGATCAGGTGGCGATCCTGCTGATCGACCTGAAGACGGCACGCGCCTGGACCAATCCGGGCCATGCCGACAGCTGGATCGACATGGCGGGCTATGCCGCCTGCGGCGGGGAACTGGCCGGAGGCGGCGCCGATGGCTGACCCCCGCACCCCCTTGTCCATGCCTTCGGGTCGGCAGGCCCCGCGCGCCCCGCGCAAATCAGGGCCCGAAGGGCCGGAAACCAGCGCGGAGGGTCCGAGTTTGGGCGCCATGAGGGGTGCGGGGGATGGCGCCTTATCAACGGCTTACGCGGCAAATCGGGGCTTGAAGGGCCTGAGGGGCCGGAAAATGCGGGGTTCGCGCGTGCGCGCGAGATAGAGGGCAGCGACATGAGAGAATCCATTCTTGCGCGTACCTTTGATTTTCAAGCCCCTCGGGCCCTTCAAGCCCTGAGAGAAGAAAATAGGCTATCGAAGTCAGAGGGTTATGAGACGGAAGGCAGCGAAGGAGCCGCCGTAGTCTCGGGCCCTGATGGGGCGGTGTCAGGCCCTTCGGGCCCTGCCCTCGAAATCCAAGAAACAGGATATTGCGCCATGTTCGGCGCGGAACACAAAATGCAGGAGGCGACAGAGATGAGGCACTATCGGATCGGGCAGACGGTCCCGCACAATGGCGGGCAGATCGTGGCGGCCCCGCTCGGCACGGTGGCATGGTATATCCTCGTGACCGCGCCCCAGCAGGAGTTCGCCGTGTCGGCCTGGCTCACCCGGTCGGGCGCTGTCGAATGCTGGTTGCCGACCGAGGAGGCCTGGCGCCGGGTGCGCGGGCCGCGACGCAAGCTGTCCTATCTTCGCCGCCTCGCGCCGGGCTATGTGTTCCTCGCCGTCGACCGCGCGCCGCTCTGGCACGTCATCCGCGACGGGTCTCTGGGCCGCATCCGCGGCGTGGTCTGCCAGGACGGCGAGCCGCTGGAGGTTCCCGAGGCCGCGCTAGCGCGCATGCGGCGCGTGCCCGCCCGCATCGCCGAAATTCGCGAGCGCGCCCGCCAGGAGAGGATCATCCGTCCCGGCGACCGTGCGGAGATCGCGACCGGCCCGCTCGCCGGTTGGACGGTGGATGTGGCGAGACTGGATCGCGGGATCGCGCATTTCGTGCTGCCGCTCTTGGGCGGGCGCGAGGCCAGCGCGCCGGTGGAAGCGCTGGTCAAGCAGGCGGTTGCGTGAGGCGGGACCATGTGTTATCTGCGTTGGTTAATCCTCGTGAGTAGCCCGGAGGGGTCGATAAGCGTGGGAGATGGCCTCGCCGCCAGCCAATAGGCCCCCGGCGAGCGCAACGGCGAAGCTATGGCGCCTAGGCACGATGCCCGGGCGCTTTTCATTTGCTGAAACATCCTTCCTTCGATCAGCCCGCGAAGATTGCCTGCCGCTTTTCGGCGACGCGCCGTGCCCTGCCCGCGCTTGACACATCGAAAATGGAACCGACCGATGATTGGTGCCGCCATCTTCTCGGCCATCTGTGGGATATCTTTGCTGATCGTCTGTTCTTGGCTGGCCATGTCGCGCGCCCATCGCAAGCGCGTCGCCGAAATGGACCATGAATGGGCCAATGGTGGCTGCGGCTGCGGCGGTTTCGCGGGCGACCTGCGCGCGACCATAGTCGTCACGCCGCCCTTGAGTGTCGCGCAGCAGCGCGATCTTTTGGCCGCCATCGCGGACCTGCACCATAGAAACAAGTGACAGGACTCACGCATGACTTCCAGCACATGCGAATGCGGCGGCCCGATGGTTCTGGTGAGGCGCCATATTTTCAGCCGCCAATGGCGCGAGGAGTGCGCCTGTGGCCGCTGCGGCCCATGGCGGATCATCGTAAAGCCGCATGTGCCTGGCGGCAGACGGCAGCCTGAGCGGCGCAGGCCGGGAGGGGCGGCATGAACCGTTCGACCGGGATCGTCCCGACCGACCTTCGCAAACTGGCGGCCACGCTCCGGGATGTCGAGCGCAAGCAACTGCCCTATGCCGCCATGCTGGCGCTGAACGCCACCGGTGAGGCGGTGCTGGACGAGAACAAGACGCTGATGCAGCGGGTCTTCGACCGGCCGACGCGCTGGACGCTCAATGCGTTCTTCCTGCGGCGCGCGACCAAGCGGAGCCTTGAGGCGACGGTCGAGAGGAAGGACGCGCCGCGCGGGCGGCACTATCTGGAAGTCGAGGAACAGGGCGGGCCGCGCCCGAAGACCGGGATCGAGCGGCTGATCATCGGCAACGTCGCCACCGAACAGCATATCGAGGCGGTGGTCCCGGCGCGGGGCGCGAAGCTCAACGCCTTCGGCAACCTGCCCGCCGGTCAGATCCAGCGGGCGCTGTCCAATATCGGGGCGCAGCAGGACCGCGCCCAGAACAGCACCGACCGCTCGCGCAAGCGCAGCCGGGGGGCGGCGCAGTATTTCGTGCCGAAGCCCGGGCAGCTCTCGCCCGGGGTGTGGAAACGGCAGGGCAGCCGGATCTCCAAGTTCCTGTCCTTCACCGACGCCTCGCCCCGCTATGCCCCGCGCTTCGACATGCAGGGCCATGGCCGGGCGGTCGCGGTGCGCGAGCTGCCGGGCCGGATGCGCGCCGCGCTGAAGAAGGCCCTGTCCACGGCCAGATGAGCGCGGGTCCTTCCCGGAGGGGGATCGCACGGGGGTAATTCGCACCCCGGTCCTTTCGCATGCGTCCGGCGCGTTCGGACTGCAGATGAGGGTTGTTGTTGTCATGCCAGAGGTCGACACGGCAGATCTGCGGCGCCGCTACCCCCTGCCCGAGGGGGTGGAAGACGCCCCGATGAACCGCGCGCAGATCGCCCGCGCGCTCAATGTCAGCGACAACACGATCACCAAGTGGATCGCGCAGGGCCTGCCGGTGCTGGAGGAAGGCGGGAACGGGCGGGAATACGCCTTTTCGCCGGCCGATTGCTATGCCTGGCGGATGCATCGCGATGCCGAGGCGCGGGCGGCGAAGTCGGCGGCCGACACCGCGGCGGCCCAGCTTGCCATGGCGTTCCGCAACCTCGACGAGGACGACGCCAATGCCGCGGCCGGGCTGACGGCCCGGCAGATCGCCGAAGAGGCGGAGGCGGATTACAAGTATCAGCGGGCGGCCGAACAGCGCGGCGAGCTGACCCGCACCGCGCGCGTGCGCGACCTTTTCGAGGACATGCTGGTCGAGTTCCGGCGCACGGTCACGACCCTGGTCGACTATTGCGAGATGGAGTTCTCGCTCGATCCCGAAGAGACCGCCAAGCTGGAAACCCGCTGCGACGGCGCCCTGGTGCGGGCGCGGAGCAATCTGGAAATCGCGATTGGACGCGGGGCGGCAGAGACCGTTCCGCTGCGCGGTGCCCAGCAGAACGATCTGGGCCTCTGATGGTGGTGATCCCCGACAGCCGGATGGGCACGGTGCGCCGCTTCGCGCCGCTGCCGCCGCTGACCACGCCCGAGGAGATCCTGGCCGACGCGCTGCCGATGCTCGACCCGCCAAGCCGCCTGACGGTGACCGAGGCCGCCGAACGCTACATCAACGTCCAGGTTCAGGGCGCCTGGCAGGGCTTCGACCGCACGGTGACGCCCTACATGGTCGAACCCTCGGACGTGACGCAGTCGCGGCTCTTCAAGGTGGTGGCCTTCATGGGGCCCTCGCAAAGCGGTAAGACGATGATGCTGCAGACCGTGTCGCTGCACGCGGTGACCTGCGATCAGAACCCCACCCTGATCGTTCACATGTCCCGGCCCGAGCGGGACAAATGGGTCGAGGAGAAGCTTAACCAGCTGATCTACAACAGCCCCGAGGTCTATGGACGCCTCGGCCGGGGCCGCGACGATGACACGTTCAGCCGCAAACGGTTCCGCGGCATGCGCCTGCTGATCGGCTATCCGACGCCGCAGGTTCTGTCGGGCGGCACCTACAAGACCGTGCTGCTGACCGATCTCGATCACATGCCGCTGGTGCTGGGCGGCAAGGACAACCCCGAGGGCTCGCCGGTCAGGATGGCGGTGCAGCGGATCAAGAGCTACCTCTCGCGGGGGTGCGTCCTGGCGGAATCCTCGCCCGCCTTCCCGGTCACCGACCCGAGCTGGCAACCCGATCCGGCCGCGCCCCATCTCCTGCCGCCGGTCAAGGGCGGGATCGCCCGGCTCTACAATGACGGGACGCGCGCGCGGCTCTATTGGGAATGCCCCGATTGCGGCGAGGAGTTCGAGCCCCGCTTCGACCGGCTGCGCTATGACGACAGCCTCGAGCCCGGCGCGGCCGGGGCCGGGGCCGAGATGGAATGCCCCCATTGCGGCACGCTGATCGCGCACCGCCACAAGATGGAACTGAACCGGGCCATCCTGAAGGATCGCGGCGGCTGGCGTCATGAGGGCCCCGAGGGCCAGCTGCTGGCGCTTGGCGATGCCGGGATGAAGAAGACCGACATCGCGAGCTATGCGCTGAACGGGGCGGCGGCGACCTTCGCCAGCTGGCGCAACCTCGTGATGCAATACGAGACCGCGCGGCGCCAGGCGGATCTGCTGGGCGACGAGACCGACCTGGCCACGACCTTCTATACCGAGATCGGGCTGCCCTATTGCCCGCGGAAGGCGGGCGCCGAAGACGAGATCGGGGCCGATTTCCTGCGCGCCCATGCCCAGGACACGCCCCGCGGCGTGGCGCCGTCCTGGACCCGCTTCATCACCGTGTCGGTCGATGTGCAGGGCACGTATTTCGCGGTGCAGGCAACCGCTTGGAGCGAGACCGGCACCGCGCAGATCGTCGACCGCTTCGAGCTCTCCGCGCCTCCCGACGGGGCCGAACGGGTGCTCGACCCGGCGAAGCTTCCGGGCGACTGGTCGGTGCTGCTGCCGCTCGGCCGCCGGGTCTGGCCGGTCGAGGGCGCGGAGTACGGACTGCGCGCGCTGGCGCTGGCCATCGACTATCAGGGGCGGCCGGGCGTGTCGGACAATGCCGAGGCCTTCTGGCGCGCCCGGCGCAAGACCGGCGAGGCCGGGCGCTGGTTCATCACCCGCGGCCATGGCGGTTTCCAGCATGGCAGCCGGATCTGGTACGCGAGCCCCGAGCGCAAGTCGGGCGGCGGCAAGGGGCGGAACATCAAGCTTCTGAACATGGCCACCGACCGGCTGAAGGACACGGTTTTCGCCATGCTGGGCCGGGTCGAGACCGGCACCGGCGCGCTCTTCGCGGGCAACTGGATGACCGGGGAACAGATCGCCGAGCTGGTGGCCGAGGAACGGCTCGCCAAGGGCTGGGAGAAGAAGCCCGGGCAAGTGCGCAACGAGACGCTGGACCTGTCGGTGCAGGCCCGCGCGCTGGCCGAACACAAGGGGCTGCTGCGCCTCGCCCCGGGCGCGCTGCCCGATTGGGCGGTCGGCGGCCTGGAAAACCCCAATGCGGTGCCGATGGCCCAGGCAAAGGCACAAGCCCTGGCGGACGGGACCGACCCGACGCCGGGCGCGGCCCCGTCTCCCGAGGCACCTCCCGAGGTGCCCGTGCCGCGCCCCAGACAGACGGCCCCGCGCCGGATCAACTTCCTCAAGAGGTAAGCATGGCTCACACGCAAGAAGAGCTCGACGCGCTGAAGGCAGCCTTCGCGCGGGGCGTCACCCGTGTCCGGTTCAATGGCGAAGAAGTGCAATATGACAGCGCCACCGCGCTCCTGAAGCGGATCCGGATCATCGAGGCGGATCTGGCCGGGCATGGCGCGGGCGGGATCAGCGTCAGCTATCCCCGCACCCTGCGAGGCCTCTGATGCGCTGGCTCGACCGGGCGATCCTGTCGCTGGCACCGCAGGCGGGGCTGGCCCGCATCCAGGCCAAGGCCCGGGCGCAGGTCCTGATGAACTATGACGCGGCCTCGAAGGGGCGGCGCACCTATGGCTGGAAGGCCCCGGCGACGGCGGCGGATGCGGCAGGCGCCAACCGGGCCCAGCTGCGCCAGCTGAGCCGGGACATGATCCGCAACCGGTCCCTCGCGGCGCGCGGCCAGGCCGTGGTCACCGGCAACGTGGTCGGCACCGGGATCATGCCCTCGGTCCGGATGGAGGGCGACGCGGACGGCACGGCGGCGATGGACCTCCTGCGGGCCCATCTGCTGACCCCCGCCATCGATGCCTACGGCATCCACGCGCTACCGGGCCTGCAATGGCAGGTGATGAACGCGGTCTTCTCGGACGGCGAGGTGCTGGTGCGCCGCCGGGCGCGCAACCTGGACCTCGACCCCGACCTGGTCCTGCCCTTCCAGATCCAGGTGATGGAGGCCGACCACCTCGATCTCTCGATCACCAGCCACGGCAGGAACGAGGTGATCGAGGGTATCGAATACGGGCCGACCGGCCGGGTCGAGGCCTATCACCTCTTCGACCAGCATCCCGGCGCGACCCACAGGATCACCTCGGGGCGGTTCCAGAGTACCCGGGTGCTGGCCCGGCAGATCCTGCATATCCGCCGCACCGAACGGCCCGGGCAGATGCGCGGCGTGCCCTGGCTTGCGCCGGTGATGATGACGGTGGGCGAGCTGTCGGACTATCAGGAATCGCAGATCCTCAAGCAGCGGATCGCCTCGCTGCTGGCCTTCTTCGTCGAGGCCTCGGCCGATGGCGAGGTCTATGCGGGTACAGAGATCGAGCGGCTCGAACCCGGCGCGGTGATCGGGCTGAAGGAGGGCCAGAAGGTCACGCCTTCCGAACCGCCCGCCGTCGACGGCTATGCGGATTTCATGCGCGAGGGCGTGCGCAGCATCGCGACCGGGCTCGGGCTGACCTACGAATCCTTCGGCGATCTGACCGGGGTGAACTTCAGCTCGGGGCGCATGGGCCGGATCGAGATGGATCGCTTCATCCAGGTCTGGCAGCAGCAGATCATGATCGGCCAGTTCTGCCAGGGCGTCGGGCGCTGGACGCTGGAGGCCTGGCAGATGGCCCGCGCGTCATATGGCCTGCCGCCGGTGCCGCGCGCGCTGGAATGGACCGCGCCCCGGCGCCCGATGATTGACCCCGGCAAGGAGATCGAGGCGGCGGTGAAGGAGATCGAGGCCGGTCTCAACAGCCGCCAGCGCAAGCAGCGCGAGATGGGGCTCGACCCCGACGTGATCGCCCGCGAACGCGCCGAGGACGCCGCGCGCGACCCGGCGCCCAGCCCTGCGCCGCCTCCTGCAAACGGGCCGAAGGCGCCCGCCATTCCCGACGCATCCGACACCACAGACGAAGAGGACACTGCCAATGGAGGGGTCTGACCTGATCCTGAACGGCGAGATCATCCTGGAGGGGGATGTTCTGCCGCACGAGTTCTGCAGCTACATGGATGGCGGGTGCTTTTCCGCCCGGATGGTCCGCGAGGCCCTGTCCCGGTTCGACGGCGCGGTCGCGATCCGGGTCAACTCGGCCGGTGGCAGCCCCTATGAGGGCGAGGCGATCCGCGCCGCCATCGAGGCCCATCCCGGGCAGGTGACGGTGATCGTCGGTGGCGTCGCGGCCTCGGCCGCCTCGCTGATGATCATGTCGGCCGACCGGATCGAGATGACGGCCGGATCGTTCCTGATGATCCACAACCCGAGCCGCTGCCTCTGCGGAACCGCCAGCGAGCTTCGCAAGGAAGCCGACGAGCTCGACAAGCTCGCCCGCGTCTATGCCTCGGTCTACGCCGCCCGCTCCGGCCGCGCGGTCGAGGACGTCATGCGGATGATGGACGAAGAGACGTATTTCGGGCCGGAGGACGCCGTCGCGGCAGGCTTTGCCGATGCCGTCAGCGGCGCCGCGCCCGAGATCGCCCCCGAACTTGCTGCCGTCATGTCCGCCCATCGCGGGGCGCTGTCGCGCCTGCAGATGTGCGCCCGCAGCTTTGCGGCCGAGGGCCATCCCGCCCCGACCCCCGCTCTATCCCAGGCCGATCCGGCCGCAACCGAGGAGATCCAGACCATGACCACGCCCAACCCCGCGGCCGAACCGACCGCATCCCCGGCCCCCGCCCAGCCCCCCGCGCAAACGCAGACGCCGCCGACCACGATGCAGGCCGATGCCGAGGCCATTGCCGCGCGCGCGGTGCTGGCCGAACGCGACCGCGCGCGCGGCATCCGCACCATGGCCGAACCTTTCATGCGCGCGGGCCAGCTGAGCCAGGCCCAGATCGATGCGGTGATCGACGAGGGTGTGTCGCTGGCCTCGGCTGGCAATCGCCTGATGGCGGTGATGGCGGCGGCCGAACCCCCGATCCCGGCCGGGGGCGCCGGGGCGGCGCGGATCACCCGCGACGAGACCGACACCCAGATCGAAGGGCTGGTCGCCGCGATGATGCGCGACTATTCGGGCCCGGGCCAGCAGTTCCGGGGCATGCGCCTGAGCGGGCTCGCGATGCACCTGGCCGGACCCGGCACCCATTACGACCGCACCCGCGCCGTCGCCCAGGGCTTCCGCTCGACCCGCATGATGGGCGGGGCCCACGGGATCAGCGATTTTGCCTATATCACCACCGAGGTGATGAACCGCTCGCTGATCGCGGAATATGACCGGCGCGGCGCGGGCTGGGACATCGTCACCGGCCCGCCGCTGACCGCCTCGGACTTCCGCGAGATCCACGCGGTGCGTTTCGGCGGCGACTTCCAGCTCAAGAACGTCCAGGAGAATGGCGAATATCAGGAGGCGCGGCTCGAGGACCAGGCCGAGGGGCTGAAGGTCGAGCGCCGCGGCCGCACCATCACCCTGTCCTTCGAGGCGGTGATCAACGACGACATGGGCGCTTTCCTGCGGATCCCGCGCGAGTTCGCGATGGCCGCGCGGGTCATGGAAAGCTCGATGGTCTGGGGGCTGATCCGCACCAACGCGAAGACCAAGTCGGATGGCAAGGCACTCTTCCATGCCGACCACAAGAACCTCGCCGCGGCGGCGGGGCCGATCTCGGTCGAGACCATCGGCGCGGGGCGCAAGGCGATGTGGGAACAGACCGCATTCGGCTCGAAGGATGCCGAGGACTTCCTGCAGGTGGTGGCCGACCGGCTGATCGTGCCGCCTGCGCTGGAGACCGTCGCGCTACAGTTCACGACCGCCACGACCCCGGTGAAGGACGCCGAGACCAACCCCTACAAGGGCACGCTGACGCCCGCCGTGGTCCCGAACCTCGGGGCGGCGGCCGGGGGCTCGGATACCGCCTGGTATCTGATCAGTTCCGACCTGCCGCCCGTGAGCGTGGCCTGGCTCGACGGCTACGAGTCCCCGACGGTCCAGACCCTGGAGGGCATGAACCCCGACAAGGTCACCATGAACGCCCGCCACATCTTCGGCGTGGCGGCCACCGAACACCGCGGCGCCTACCGGAACGCCGGACAGTAACCGCCCCTTCCCGGCGCGGGCGGATCGTCCCGCCCGCCAGACCCTTCCCGCCGCCTTGCGGCAGATCCCAGAGGTGATCCCCATGAAGAACTTTCTTTCCCACGGCGAGGCCGTCACGCTTCCCGCCCCGGCCGATCTTGTCTCCGGTGCGGGCGTGCTGGTCGGCACGATCTTCGGCGTGGCCCAGGCCGATGCGGCCAGCGGCGCGCCGGTGGTTCTTGTCCGCCGCGGCCTCTTCACGCTGCCGAAGACGGCGGCGCAGGCCTGGACCCCGGGCGCCAAGGTCTATTGGGACGGTGCGCAATGCACCACCGTGGCCTCGGGCAACACGCTGATCGGCGCCGCCGCGGCGGCGGCCGCCAACCCATCCGAGACCGGGACCGTCCTTCTCGACGGCACGATCCGGTAGCGCCATGGCCAGCGTGTTCGACGGCATGGGCGCGCTGCTGACCGGCGCGCTTGGCGCGCCCGTCACGGTCGCCCCGCCCGGAGAGGCGCCGCGCCAGATCCGGGCGCTCTTCCGGGACGCGGACAGCGCGGTCCTGACCGAGGCCGGGGTCGAGGTGCTGAACGCGGTCCCGACCCTGCAGGCCGCCCGCGACCGCGTGGCCGGGCTCTGCCCCGGGGGCCGCGTGATCCTGGCCGACGGGCGCGCCTTCGTGGCGCTCGCGCCCATGGATGGCGGCAATCCCGATCCGGGCGGCATTGTCACGATCCAGCTGGAGGAGGCGTGATGTTTGCCAGCAAGGCCATCCGCCACGCCATTGCCGACCTGCTGGAGGCGGCGGACATCGCCGTCGACACGCCCGCGCGGCGTCTGCCGGTCACGATCTTGCGCTCGCCCCCGTCCGGGGGCTGGGTGAAGGACGACGCCCTGCCCGGCATCTACATGTATCTCCGGCGCGAAGAGATCCGCCCGGCGACCATGACCCGCTCGGCGCGGACCATCACCATGGACCTGATCCTCGAGGCCCGGGGCGCCGACGCCGAAGACCAGCTCGACGACATGCAACTCGCTGTCGAGCGCACCATCGCGGCCAGCGCCAATCTCGGCGGGCTGGTGATGGAGATCCGGCCCGTTGATGCCGAGATCCATATCGAACGCGGCAGCGCCATCTTCGGCGCCCGCCGCCTGTCCTGGTCGGTTCGCGTCGAGGTGCCGCGCTCCGACCCGTCGCTCTGACAATCCCCACAGTTCCAGGAGACAGACCATGCCCGAGAGCCAGGCCTTGATGGCCTATGATATCGGATTCGCGATCCATGACGGCGAAGATCCCGGCACGTTCGAAGAGCTTGCCGAGGTCAACGAGGTCACGCCGCCGAACCAGCAGGCCGACGATATCGACGTCACCCATCAGAAGAGCCCGAACAAGACCCGCGAATACATCGCCGGAATGATCGAGCCCGGCGAGATGACGCTCTCGCTCAACTGGATCCCCGGCGGGCCGACTGACATCACCATCCAGGCGCTCAAGGTGTCGGGCGCCCGCCGCCAGATGCGGATCACCTGGCCCAACGGCATCACCTGGACATTCACCGGCTATATCAAGGGCTTCGAACCGTCCTCGCAGCTCGGCGACAAGATGACCGGCACGGTGACGATCAAGGTGGCCGGGTCGACGGCGATCTCTGGCGCGGGGGACTGACCATGGCAAACCGCGAACGGGGCGAGGTCGGGGCGCAGTTCCGGGGCGAGGACATAGCCCTGGTGCTGGATTTCAACGCGATCTGTGCGCTTGAGGAACATTACGACGAGGATATCGACAGCGTGCTGGCGCGCCTCGACAGCGCCAAGGGTCAGCGCCGCGTGCGCGCCCGCGACCTGCGCCGGGTGGTGCTGGAGCTCATGCGGGCCTCGCGCCCCGGCGCGACCGAGGCCGATGCGGGCGATTTCATCACCGAGATCGGGCTCGCGCGCCTGCCCGATCTGCTCTCCCGCGTCATTGCCGCCAGCCGGATGGTGGATGCGGCCCCGGCTTCGGAGGCGCGCGACCCGCGCCCCCCGGAGACGGGCGCCGCGTAGCCTGGGCGGATCTGCTCGAAGACTACACGGCGGCCGGGTTCGACCCGGACGGGTTCTGGCGCCTGACAGAGCGCGAATATGCAGTGCGGATGCGCGGCGCCGCGCGCGCCGCGACCCGCGAGGCCAGCCAGCAGCGCTGGCTGGTCTGGCACCTGGCCGCGCTGATGCGCGCAAGCAAGCTGCCGAATTTCGAGAAGTTCGTCGGCCGGCCGACCGCACGTCGGCGTCAGTCTCCCCAGGAAATGCTGACAATGGCGCGGATCTGGCACGCAACCCTGCAGGGGATCGGAAAAGATGATTGATGTGGGACGTCTCCGGGTCCGGCTCGGGCTGGACAGCCGCGAGCTGCAATCCGGCCTGGCGAAAGCCCGGCTGGATATTGGCAAGTTCGCGGGCCGCATTGCTGCGGCAGCGGCCCCCGCGGCGGTCGGCGCGGCCGTTGCCGCCGCCGCGAGATCGAGCTTCCAGGTGGTCGATGCGCAATCGAAGCTCGCGCAGTCGCTCGACACCACCACCCGCTCGGTGCAGGTCCTGACCCGGGCGGGCGATCTGGCTGGCGTGTCGATGTCGGGGATCGAACAGGCCACGAAGGACATGACGCGGCGCCTGTCGCAGGCGGCGGCGGGCGGCGGCCCGGCGGTCGATGCCCTGACCCGGCTGCGCCTCACCGCGGGCGATCTGCTGAAGCTGCCGCTCGACGAACGGATCGCCCGCGTCAACCAGGCGATGCAGGACTTCGTGCCCGAGGCCGAACGTGCGGCCGTGGCCGGACAGATCTTCGGCGAGGAAGGCTCCATCGCGATGAGCCGGATCGACCCGAAGACCATCCGCCAGGCCGCGCGCGATGTCGACGAGTTCAAGGTCGCGCTGTCGGAGGTGCAGGCCGACAATATCGAGGCGGCCAATGATGCGATGTCGACGCTGGGCGTGGTGATGCGCGGGGTCGGCAACCAGGTTGCGGCCAGCATGGCCCCGGCGATCACGTCGCTGGTCACGGGCTTCACCGATCTGCTGCGCACGGGCACTCCGCTGCGCGGTCTGCTCGATGGCCTCGGCACCGGGATGCAGGCCGCGTTTCAGGCCGTCTCGGCCTCCATCGGCCGGGCGCTGTCCTATGCCGGGACTTTCGCGACCTTCCTGGCCGGACGGTTCGTGTCCGGCATGGCGATGGCCGCCGCCTCGGTCGTGGCCCTCAATGCCAAGCTGCTGTTGACCCGCGCCGCGCTGATGCGGACCGGCATCGGGGCGCTGGTCGTGGGCGTGGGCGAGCTGATCTACCGGTTCGGCGGTCTGGTCGATGCCACAGGCGGCGTCGGCGCGGCCTTCGATGCCCTCAAGGCTATCGCCATCGAGGTCTGGGAGCGGATCGCCGATGGCACCGATCTGGTGGTCTATGCCGTGCGCCAGATGGGCTGGTCCATTCGCGCCGATTTCTACTCGGCGATGGAGGACATCCAGTCCCGATGGGGTGGTGTCGTGTCCAACATGGCGGCCATCGGGGGCATGATCCCCGGCTTCGGCCCGCAATTCCGCAAAGTCGCGGAGGCCATTCGCGAGACCGGCGACGCGGCGCAGGATCTGGGAACGGAATCGGCCAAGGCGGAAGCGAACGCCCAGCATTACGCAGAAAGTATCGACAAGGCGCTTGGCCGCCTCACGGCGCCGCTCGCCACGGTGGAGGCGCTGCGCGCGAAGCTCGCGGAGGCGCGGGCCGAGATGGACAATTCCGGCACCAGCTCGCAGGGCCTCAAGACCGCGCTCGACGATCTGAACGCGGCCCTGTCCGGGACCGACAGCAAAGGCGGCGGGGCGGGTGTCGATACCGTGACGCGGAAGGTGGCGGGGCTGGAATCGGCGGGAGAGCGCGCAAGCGGCAGCTTCAACACCTTCTTCAAGGACATGATCAAGGGGTCGGGCGATGCGAGCGATGCGATCTCGGCGCTGGCCGACCGGATGCTCGACGATCTGCTCGACCGCGCCATGTCACCGCTCTCGGACGCGCTCGGCTCGATGTTCGACGGACTCCTGTCGGGTCTCTTCACCGGTGGCGGCGGGACCGGCACGACCAAGCCCATTGCCGGGCTGATCGCCCAGGGCATGGGGGTCGGGTCGTTTGAAGGCGGCGGGCGCACGCCGGTCGGCCCGCGCGCGGGCGGGCTCGACGGCCGGGGCGGGTTCCTCGCGATGCTGCACCCCAATGAAAGCGTGATCGACCATACCCGCGACAGCGGCCCGCTCGGCGCGGTGCGCATGGGCGATACCTATGTGAGCGTGCAGGGCAGCAATGCCAGCGCCGCCGAGATCGCCGCCGCGGTCAGCGCGCAGAACGAACGCCAGGCCAATGCCGTCTTCGCGCGGCGCCAGCGCGTGGCCCGGGCCCGGGGGAAAGCCTGATGGCCCATCCCCCGGACCCCCTCCTGATCGCCGCCTTCACGCTCAGGCAGAAGACCAGCGGCGCCCTGGTGCAGAGCCCCTACAGCCTCGCGCAGACCGCCTATGACTTCATGGGCGAGATGTGGGCAGCCGATCTGACGCTGACCCATGTCGACATGCGCGGCAATGCCAGGATCGAAGCCTGGCTTGCCAGCCTGCGCGGCACCTTCGGGACCTTCGAGATGGCCCCGCCGGACTATGAGGGGCCCTATGGCGTCATGTCCGCCAACCCGACCGTCGCGGCGTCGGCCAATGCGCGGGCACGCACGCTGGCGATCACGGTGCCGTCCGGCAGCGCGGCCGGTCCCGGCGACTATCTTACCATCGCCGGGCATCTGCATCTTGTAATCGAGGCCGGGACGCCGGACCTCGCCCAGGCACAGACGCTGAGCCTCTGGCCGCGGCTCCGCGCGCCGGTCTCGTCTGGCATGTCAGTCGAGATGCAAGAGCCCTACGGAACGTGGCGCCGGGCCTCGGCCGAGGTCTCGTTCGACTGCAGCCAGGATCGCATCCGCAGCCGCACGCTTTCGTTGATCGAGGCCCTGTGATGGAGGTCGGCGGAGATCGGACCCTCGGCCTGCTGGTCCGCTGCCGGTTCGACAGCGGCGATGTTGCCATGTTCACAGGCTACGGCAGCGTCACCTGGGACGGTGTGACCTATGTCGGGGCCGGGCAGGCGCTGTCCATCGGCGAGGCGGGCGCGACCAGCGAGGATGACATTCCCGGCCTGTCGATCACGCTGTCCGGGCTCGACCCGGAGGTGATCGCGCGGGCCGAGCTGGAAGAGTTCCAGCGCCGCCGGGTGACGGTCCTGCTCGGGCTCTTCGACGGCGAGGGCCAGATCGAGACGGCGGACGTGCTCTGGGAGGGCATCGCCGACACCATGGAAAGCGACGACAGCCCGGACGCCGCGACGACGACGCTGGGCATGGAGCCGCGCAGCATGGAGCTGGGGCGCAAGTACCCCTTCTATTACCTGCCCGAGGATCAGCAGCGCCGCTTTCCCGGCGACCGTTTCTTCGACCTCGTCCAGGCCATCCAGAACCGGGAGGACACATGGGGGAGATGAACGGGGGGACGATGATGCGCCGCGAGGGCTGGGAACGGCGGCTCTCGGCCGAGATCCGGGACTGGGACGGCCGGGCCTTCGAATGGGGTTCGGCCGATTGCCTCGGGTTCTGCCGGGCCGTCGCGCGCGCCATGACGGGCGCCGATCCGATCCCGGATCTGCCAGCCTACGGGTCGGAATACACGGCCGCCAAGGTGCTCGTCGGGCTGGGCCACCGATCCCTCGAGGATCTGGTCGACGCGCATCTGCCGCGCGTGCCCGTCGCCCGGGCCCGGCGGGGCGATTGGGTGATGACGGCGGCCGAAGGGGCGATGCCCGGCGCCATGGGCGTGGTGACCGGGCGCCATGCCCTGCACCTGGGTGCCGCCGGGCTGGTGCGCCGTCCGGTCCTGACAGCGGAGGCCGCGTGGTGCGTCGACTGATCTTCTGCACGACCGCGCTGATCGCGCTGGCCGGACCCGCGCAGGCCATGCCCCCCGTCGTGGCGGCGCTTGGTGCGGCGGCCGGCGGCTGGATGGCGGGCCTGACCGCGACCGCGATCATGGGTCAGGCCGCCCTGGCCTTCGCGCTGACCGGCATCCAGATGGCGATGCAGAAAAAGCCCAAGGTCAGCACCCGCGACGAGATCACGCTGAACAAGATCCAGCCGGTCACCACCGGGCTGATCCTTTACGGCGAGCGCACCCTTGGCGGGTCCATCATCGCGCGCTCGACCACGACATACGGCGGGAAGCCGCATTTCCGTTACCACAGCGCCATGCCGCTTGCCTGTCACGAGATCGACGGCGCGGTCGAGGTCTGGCTGGGCGAGACGAAGGTCTGGACCGAGGCGCAATACACCGCAGACGCAGCCGCAGGCACGGGAAACCCCTACTATTGGGGCCAGATCGACAGCGACTACAAAGGGCGCTTCTATCTCAAGGTCTACAATGGGTCCGACGATCAGGTCGCGGACGCGGAATACGTTGCTGCGGCCTCGGAGTGGACGGCCGATCACCGCGGCCGCGGCATCGCCTGGGTCTACTTCTCGGCCAATTACGACCGCGACCTCTTCCCGACCGGCGCGCCGCAGATCCGCGTCCGGGCCCGCGGCAAGCGCGTTTACGACCCGCGCGAGTGGACCTCGACCCCGCTCGCCTCGGCCAGGGCCGTCCGCCCGACTTCGCTCTGGGCTGGCTATGACGGCGGGGCCATCGGCCGGACCTCGGGGGCGAGCTATCCGCAGGGCGAATCCGACGCCGCCTGGACCGGCGGCCCCATCGCCGCGCGGTTTTTCTTCGGGCGCCGCTATCCCGGCGGGCTCACCCCCGAGGCCGGGCTCAGCCCGGATCTGACCGCGCAGGACGGCGACACGCTCGATTACACAAGGATGGCGCTCGACGCGGATCTGTTCGCGGCCTTCGATGTCGCCTTCCCGGCCGCCCCCGAAGGCGTGATCTGGGAACAGGGCGGCTCGGGCTATGGCGCCTATCTGGGGGTGACCGGCGGCGATCTCGTCTTTCGCGCCGGATCGGGCGAGGTCGCGGGCGAGGAACTGGCCCGGGCCACCCTGCCGGTTGCGGAACTCGCCGGGCGCAGCGGCACGATTTATGTCCAGATCGACATCGCGGCGGGCGCGGTCGCTCTGTGGTTCAAGGGGCGGCGCTATTCGACGAACCCGGCGCTGTGCCTGCGCGATTACATGCTGACCCCGCAGCTTCGGGGCGGGCCCGGCTGGACCGAGGAGGATCTCGACGACGAGGCGCTGATCGCGCTGGCGAATATCAGCGAAGAGCAGGTGCCGCTGGCCTCGGGCGGGACCGAGGACCGCTACGCCTTCAACGGCGTGCTCGACACCGCCGCCACCGCGGCCGAGAACCTCGACGATCTCTCCAGCGCCTGGGGCGGCTGGTGGTCCTACGACCGCGGCAAGCTCGCCGTGGGTGGGGCCGCCTGGGAAGACCCGGCCTTCACCGTGACCGAGGACATGCTGACGGGCGGGATCAGGGTCACGGCGCGGCGCCCCTTCGAGGACCAGTTCAACACCGTCAAGGCGCAGTTCGCCGATCCCGCGCACGAACATGTCGTCACAGATCTGCCGGTGCTCGACAGCGAGACCTACCGCGCCGCCGACAATGGCGAGACGCTGGTGATGGATATGGGCGAACTGCCGGGCGAGACCGGTTTTGCCCGCGGCCAGCGGCTGATGAAGCTGGCGCTGCTGAAGGGGCGGCGGCAGAAACAGGTTGTGCTGCCCTGTTCGCTGGCGGCCTGGGGCGTCCGGCTCGGCGACACTATACGTGTCACGATCCCCCGCCGGGGCTGGACCGACAAGGCCTTCGAGGTCACGGCCCGCGCGGTCACGGTCGGCCCCGAAGGCGTCCAGGTGCGGCTGACCTGCCTGGAAACCGGCCCGGCCATCTTCGACTGGCGGACCTCGGAAGAGACCCCGAAGCCCGCGGGCGGCATTCCCACGCTTCCGTCGCCGACCGCCAGGCCCCGGGTCTCGGCGCCGACCATGACCGAGGAGCTTTACGAGACCCGGGGCGGCGGCGGGGTCAAGACCCGGGTCCGGCTGGCGGCCAGCAGCGACAACCCGTTCATCGACGCCTGGCAGTTCTCCTGGCGGCCGATCACCGAGACCGAGGCGACGGTGCGCGGCCTCACGGACGTTGCCGAGGACCTGATCGACGACATGGCGCCCGGCACCTACGAGTTCGGCGCGCGCGGGCGCAACACGCGCGGCATGTGGTCGGACTGGGTCTATGCGGGCGCGGCCGCGGTGCAGGGCGAGAACGCCCCGCCCGTTGCCATCACCAACCTGGCCGGGCAGTCGGCCGGGGGTGCGGTCGCGATGCTGCGCTGGGACCGGCACCCCTCGCTCGACGTGCGCCAGGGCGGCTGGATCGAGTTCCGCCATTCGGCCGAGCTGACCGGCGCGACCTGGCAAAGCTCGGTGGTGATCGGCAAGGCGGTGCCGGGCGGGGCGACGGACGCCTCGCTGCCGCTCAAGACCGGCAGCTATCTCGCGCGGCCCTATGACGCCAGGGGCAATCCCGGCCCGGTCAGCGCGGTCGCGCTGCGCGCCGCCTCGCTGGTGCCGATGACAGAGGTCGCCCGGCTCGACGAGGCCCCGGGCTTTGCCGGGACCATGGCCGGTTGCTCGGCCGCGGGCGGGGTTCTGTCGACCGACGAGGGCGCGACCGAGGCGCTTTATGTCTTCTCGGCGCTCATCAACCTCGGCACGGCCGGGCCGGTGCGGCTGGTCAGCGATGTCGGGATCCTGATCGAGGAACGGCAGGACCGGATCTTCGGCCCCGAAACGGGCGCCTTCTGGACCCCGCCCGACGGGCTCTTCTGGCAGGGCGGGGCCGATGCCTATGGCGATCTCGACACCCAGGTCCGGGTCCGTGACGACGCGACCGCGATCTGGGGCCCCTGGCAGAGCTTCGACGCGGCCGAGTTCGACGGGCGCCTCTTCCAGATCCGCGCGGCGCTGTCCGTCGAAAGCGAAGCCTATGCGCTCCGCGTCACCCGCCTGTCCGTCGCGGCCTTCCGCGCGACCTGAGGCCGATTCCAGCCCCCAATCCCCCCCAAAAGACCCCGAGGACCCATGACCCAGGCCACCTATATCCCGAACGTCACCCAGACCAAGGCCCAGGCCTTCGCCTTCTTCCAGGGCGCCCTGGCCGCCGCCGCCTCGACCAATGCCGGGCCGACCCCGCCCCCCGAGACCTGGCCCGGCATGCTCTGGGTCGATACCGCCGCGAAGGCGCTCAGGATGCGTAATGACGCGAACAGCGGCTGGGTCGAGATCGGCAGCTTCGCCTCCGGTGCCTTCGTGCCCGCGGGCGTGACCCGGCTGAGCGAGGCCCAGGCCACCGACGCGACCGGCACCGCCTTCGGGGCGCTGTCGGGCACGCTGCTGAAGGCGGCCGTCGCGGCCTTCTCTCCGCCCGCAGGCTGGCACCCCTACGACATGGTCGCAACGGGCGACAGCGCGACCGGGGTCTTCTACGATTTTGCGACCGAGGGCACGTCGCAATATCTGGAGGCCCCGACCTTCGAGCCGGGCTATGACTACATGATCCGGCTCGACGGCCTCCTGCCGATCAACCCCGGCGTCCTGCGCGGCCAGTTCTGGGTGCCCGAGCCCGGCGTCTGGACCAATGGCTTCGACCTGACCTCGGCTGTCCAGGCCCGGGTTCCGCTTGGCGGCCGGATCCGGATCCCCGACCCGCTGCGCCCGCGGCCCATCGGCATTGTCAGCACCGATTACATCTACGACCAGACCGGGTCGGTGGGGCTCAGCGCGACCATCGCGCTCGGGGGCGCCGCGCGCCGGACATCGCGGGTCCGGCTGGTCCTGATCTCTGGCGGCAGCAATTACGGCACCTTCGGCGGCGGGCGGGCGTCTCTCTACCGCCGCCGCGAATATATCGCGGACTGAGCCATGATCGAGGCAACCGACCACGCGATCCGCACCCTGCTGGCGATCCTCGGCGCGCTGGTGCTGGTCTGGCTCAGGACCGATGGCATGGCGGTGATCGCCCGCATGGGCATCGTGCTGGCCTCGGGCGCCATCGGCTATGTCGCGGGCCCCGAGATCGCGCTCTGGCTGGGCACGCCCGAGCGCCTGACCATCGTCGGCGTGACCGTCCTCGGCCCGCTGGCGCTGGAAACCGCCGCCGCGGCCCTCCTCTGGCTGAAGCGCGACCCGGCCCATCTGGCGGAAATGCTGCGCCTCTGGCGGGGCGGCAAATGAGCCTGCCCCTCTACCTCACCCTCACCGCCGCCATCTGGCTCGCGCTGATCGTCTGGCCCTGAGACCGGGGCCGTTCCCAACCGCAGGAAATCGCAAATGAAACTCGTGCCCAACTGGCGCGTGCTGATCCGGCGCGCCTGGTCGATCCGTCTCATCCTGATCGCGGGCCTGCTTTCCGGCATCGAGGCGGGCCTGTCGCTCGCCTCGCCCGATCTTCTGGGCCTGCCGCGCGGGCTCTTCGCCGGGATCTCGGCCCTCGTCACCGCGACCGCTTTCGCCGCGCGCCTGATCGCCCAGACCGGCCTAGAGGGGGCAGACCGATGATCCGCCGTCGAACCGCCGCGAAGGGCGGGGCCGCCGCTGCGGTGATTGCCGCCGCCGTCGCGCTGATCGCCCCCTGGGAGGGCCTCCGCACCGCGTCCTACAAGGATATCGTCGGCGTCTGGACGATCTGCTACGGCGAGACCCTGGGCGTCGGTCCGGGCCAGACCGCGACGCCTGAGGCCTGCCGCAGCCGCCTCGCGGCCCGCACCGCTGAGTTCGAGGCCGAGATCCGCCCCTGTCTGCCCGCCGCGCTGCCCGTCGAGACCCGGGCCGCCTTCGTCTCGGCCGCCTACAATATCGGCTCCGCCGCCTTCTGCCGGTCGAGCATGTCCCGCCGGGCGCTGGCGGGCGATCTGCCCGGCGCCTGCGATGCCCTCATGTTGTGGGTCAAGGCGGGCGGGAAGACCGTGCCCGGCCTCGTCAACCGCCGCACCGCGGAACGCGCGCTATGCCGCTCCGGCCTCGACTGATCCTCGCGGCGCTCCTGCTGGCAGGCTGCGGCGGCCTGCCGGTGCCCCTTGGCCCCAACCTCGCCGCCAATGTCCAGGCGGGGGCCGAGAACGTGCAAGGGGTGAAGGTCGAGAATGCCCCCAGCATCGTGCGGCCGCGCGCCCGCGACATCCGACAGGAACAATCCGAAAACCGCCTCCGTGCCGACCGGGTGGAAACGGTGATCGTCAACGAAATCCCCGCCTGGATCGTCCTGATCGCCCTGATCGGATGGATCGCCCCCTCGCCAGGCGAGATCGGGCGCCGGATCGGCCAGGCGGTCACGCGCCGCCGGGCCTGAGAGCTTCCCCCGCCTTCGGGCGGGGGCAAGGCGGTGCGTCAACACCGCCTCACCACGCAGCCAAGCGTCAACATGTGCTGCGCCGACACCCCAGAGGGAATCTGCCGCCCGACTCTCGCGAGAGCGGGCGGACCTAGAACAGGTTCCTGACATGAACGAAATGCGAAAAACCGTCCCTGCCACCCCCGTCGCCCCCTGGCTCGGCGGCAAGAAGGCCCTGCACCGGCGGATCATCGAAAAGATCGAGGCGATCCCGCACCGGACCTATGTCGAGCCCTTCCTCGGCATGGGCGGGGTCTTCCTGCGCCGCAGCTGGCGCCCGCGACTCGAGGTGGCGAACGATCTGAACGGCGAGATCACCAATTTATTCCGCGTGTTGCAGCGCCATTATCCGCAGCTGATGGAGGTCATGCGCTTCCAGATCACCTCGCGCAGGGAATTCGAGCGGCTCCGCGCCTGCGATCCCGCCACGCTGACCGACCTGGAACGCGCGGCACGGTTCCTCTATCTGCAGCGGCTCGCCTTCGGCGGCCAGCTCGGCGGGGTCTTCGGCGTGGCGCCCGACCAGAGCGCCCGGTTCAGCCTGGCCAAGATCGGCCCGCTGCTCGATGCCGCCCATGATCGGCTCGATGGCGTGATCTTCGAGAACCTGCCCTGGCAGGAGGTGCTGGCGCGTTATGACGGGCCGCAGACCCTGTTCTATCTCGATCCGCCCTATTGGGGCGGCGAGGACGATTACGGCAAGGGGCTCTTCGACCGCGACCAGTTCGCCGAGCTGGCCGAGCGCCTGCGCAGGATCGAGGGCGCCTTCGTGCTGTCGATCAACGACCGGCCCGAGATCCGCGCGCTCTTCGGGGCCTTCCGGATCGAAGAGGTGCGGCTGAATTACTCGGTCTCGAAGAGGGGCGCGACCGCTGCGCGGGAGTTGATCATCGCCAACCGCGAGGTCATGACGGGGCTGGTATGAGGTCCCCCGGCCCGGTCGGCGTTTAACCGGATCTTGGGGACGCACGGTCAAAGGTCCGTCCCCATGCGCCGTTTTCTGCCCCTGCTGATCCTGAGCCTGACGCTCCTGGCCTGCGCCCCGGTTGCGCAGGCCCCGGAGCTGGCGAGCCCGGCCGCGCCCTATACCCGCGCGGCCTTTGGCACGGGCTGGGCCGATTCAGATGGCGATTGCCTCGATACCCGCGCCGAGCTGCTGGCGGATCTCTCCACCGTGCCGGTGACGTTGGCGCCTTCGGGCTGTTCGGTGCGTCACGGCCGCTGGATCGCGCCCTATACCGGCCAGGTGGTGGCCGAGGCCGGGGATCTCGACATCGATCACATCGTGCCGTTGCGCTATGCGTGGGGCCACGGCGCCGCCAGCTGGTCGGCCGAGAAACGCGCCCGCTTTGCCCTCGATCCCGTCAATCTGCTGCCTGTCGAGGTTCCCACCAAGGACGTGGTTCCGGTGATGCCGTGGTCCGGACTGATGCCGACGCCGTCGAGCACGCCAATGAGATGGCCACATCGGAATTGCATCGAACCAGCATCATGTTGGCGGCCATCGCGCCGACCACGGACCGAAGCATGTACCCGGGGTGATCTCAGACGGAGGGGCCGGAAAGAACGGTTACCGAGAACAAGAGGATAA